AAACATCAGCATCTTTCATATCTGTCATATTTATAATATACTATTATATAAATATTTAAATTAAATAATAAAAAAAAATATATTACATAGAAAATTACTAATTTAAGAAACAATCTGTACTCCTTTTTCTTTGTCCCATACAACAACAACTTTAGATTTAATAAATAGATAAGCAGATACTGGATTGCCATCATCTAAACCATTTGTCATTTGAATAGAGAACTGGGCATTACTGAAATCAACACCTTCACTATCAAGCATATCATATAACTGACCAACACCATAAACAGCACCAGTATCAGGAATAAATCTGTAACCAGTTGCAGCATTTTGATTTCCAGTAAAGTTGCGGTTAGTATTTAGTGGAGAAGCAGTAGTTCTAGTGTGCATTTTTTCTGGAATAATAGCATTCAAGAAATCTTTAATAACTTGACTATCTACAACTGGTGTAACATTATTAGTATTAAAAACACTTTGGACTTCAAAAGATTTAGGAAATCGCTCACCATTTCTTAAGAAACTAATAGTTTCTAAATCTGCAACTTCACCACCACCAGTTCCAACAGCATTAGGTGCTTTGGTTGGCATGTAAGTAAGGAAACCATCTTGTGATAAATTATTAATAAATGATGATGGAACAAAATTTACAAATGCTCCTAAAACCTTAGATAATCCAAGATTGAAATTAATAATAGAGTTAGTGCTTTCAAGTGTTGAAAAGTATGATGTAAGTGAATTAAATACTAATGCTCCACTATCAGGTGTAGATACACCATATTCAACTTCACAAGATACTTCAAGTGCAGACCATTCATAAAATGCTGATGAAATATTAGTTGTTATAGCATCACTAGAATAAAATACTTGACTATCTGGTGCTAAATGAATTTCAATTTCTAAGGGGACTTTATCTAATGGTATTTTAGATCCACCTAAGGTAAGTCCAGATGGTAATGGAATACTAAATGGAGATGCTCTAGTATTGCGAATAACACTATCGCGGTATGCTTGATAATTAGGATAGATTAAAGCACTTTCACTAAGGTGTCCAGCAACATCTTGCATTCCTGCCATAACAGGCATATAAGATGACATAAACCTACCATAGTGTCTTACATGTTCAATTACTTGTTTAGTTTCAGCATGGCGGAAAACTAATTGATCTATCATAGAATATACACCTAGTTTATGTGAACCCCTTAATTCAACAGCAGCAGCATCAGTTGGATGAAGTGTACCAGCAGCATCACGCCAAACATTAAGATCACCATTTAACCTAATAGTAGATAAATCTAATAAGGCATCTTGGCGACCTAGTGTAACAGTAAGAATAGGATTACCCCTAGCATGTGATACTTTACCAGTTGCTGGAACATTATTTGGTTGGATAGAAAGATACTTTTTAGCAACAGACATTTTTATATTATAACATATATAAAAATTTAAATATAAAAAAATTAAAAAATTACATAGAAAATTATTCTTGTTGTTCTGCTAATCTATTATTACACATAACAATTAATATTTCAAACATACTTAATAAATCTGGATGATTTATTAACAACTTTCTTATTTCTTGAACTTCAATAATATTTATAATATCTAACTTTTCTATTTCCATTTATATTATAATATAATATAATTATAAAGTCATCCAAAATTATTAAATTAACAAATTATATTAATTTAAAGTGTTACAGCAACACTATCACCTTTAATACTAATTCTGCGAAGGTGGAAAATCCAGCAATAAAGTAATTTATCTTTAGTAGGTGGTCTATCTACACCAGCAACTGTTCGCTCATTATAGAATAATTGAAGTTGATTGGATTTGTTATTAAGATTAGCAACACCATCATTTAATGCATATGCTTTACCAATTACAAAGTTCCTATTGTAATCAACAAATGAACTTGCTACTATTCCTGCTTGATTAAGTGCTTGTTCTAAAAGCATTAGTGGTTGTGCTGAAATACTTACACCCTTATTAATCTTAGATACACTAATAGGTCTAGATGGTGTTAATTTATCATCAATAACCATTTGCCAATTACTTAACTGATCTATACATCCTACTTGACCACTCTTAATACTATGAAGTCGCCCATCCATAGTTGTAGTTTCTTCTTCATAAGTTGTAGATAATCCACCAATTAAATCAGCAGTATCATAAACACTAGCATCTACTGGTTGTACTAAAAGTGATTTTGCCCTTGTATTAGAAATAGCAAGGTTAACAGTAGCATTTCTGTTAGATGCTAATAGTGAATGTTTGTAGTTAGTGCAACTTGGAATATCAATTTCAATACTACCACCATCTCTCATTTTCTTCATCATTCCTGCTTCATATCTAGGATCAACACCAACTTGCTGAACTACAAGTTCAACATTAGATAATTCTAGTGTTGCTGGATAATTAGTAGTTTTAGCAAGTAATATAGTAGTATTATCATCATTCTGTGTTCGCTTAGTATCAATAGCAGCACTAAATACTATAAAGTTGTCAGTTGTAACATCTACACCATCACCAACATCACTATTTCTAAATGCTGATACTGTTAACTTAACATATCCACCATCAAGTGAGATATCAGTAATAGTAGGATAAGTTTGAACTGCAATTGCTCCACCAACAGTTAAAGATGCTTCACTATTAGGATCACCTACAGCACAAAAACCAATTTTTTCACCTTTAACAAAAGGACAATTTGCTACACTTATCATATTATTTTGTTTTCCTAAAAATATTTCTGTGCGGTCAGTAGCATTATCAATACCTAAATTAGCACCACCAACATCAATACCATGAAATACTGGGTTCTGTTTCATTCTGCGATTTCTGTTAACACTATCTAACTGCTTAATAACCTTTCCAGGATCTTCAATATCAACTTCTATAATTAATCCATCAGTCATCATAACTGGAAATATCTTATTTCCACCATCAGCAAACATACCACAATGAATTGGTAGTGAAAGTTTAGCAGTTAAGAAATCTTCAGCAGTTCCCCAATCTCTTGCTGCTGGAACAGCATCTACTGGTTTGTAATAAGGATTACTTAATAAATCAATATTGTTTGATACACTAGTTCCAAGTGTTCCGCGATTTTCAACATTATCAATTAAACAACCTTCTTTTAATGCTCGCATCTTTCGCATACTTTCATCACTATTGTATGAATATTGAATTTGTACCTTAGCATTATATTCACTAATCTCTTCAAGTAAAACTGCTCGGTTTCCAGAATATACCCTAATATTTTTGACTAATGATTGACCACCAATAGTAGGGTCAAGTTGAAGGCGAGTTGGAGCAAGACCAGCAGGACAAGCAAGTTTAACATCAAAATTTAAATATGAATTTTTACCATCCATAAATTTTACACTACTTGGAATTTCAAAATCAATTCGCTTGCCACTAATACCAGCAGTTCCAGAATAAGATCTACCATTAGTGGATGAAACAGCAACTTGAGTTTGGGACACTTTTATTTTATTATCATTTTTCCAGAAAGAACTCATTTTATAATTATAGTTTATAAAATAATTTTAAATTAAAAATAAATATAAAAAAAATAAATTAAGTTGTCTATATATTAATTAATTAGCGAAGCATACCTTTGGTTTATTGAGTTCTACCAACAGCAGTTTCAACTTGTTGTGTTGCTACTTGACCTCTTCCTTGACTTTTAATATCAGTTTCAGTTGTCTTTGCTTCTTCTTTACCTTCAGCAATATCACCACCAGTTTCTAATGCTGCTGAACCTAATGAAATTGCTGCTCCTATACCTTCTAATCCTAAACCAAATGGTGTCCAAGCAGTTGCTATTCCAGCAACTTCTAATGCTGAACCAACAATATTACCAATATTACCAGCAACTTGTGCTTTATTAGATCCAAAATTACCCCTTTCAATATCTTTAACAATATCAATACCACCACCTACACCTGCTAATGCTGTTTTAGCAAATCCAGTAGCACCTAATTCTTCTGCACTTTTAAAACCAATACCTTTTGCTACTGCTCCAACACCTTCTCCAATACTACCACTTTGTGCTGCTCTTGATAATACTGCTGCACCAGCACCTTCAGCACCTTCACCTGCTAATATTGCTGCTCCCCTTTCTGCTGCTCCAGGTGCTACATCAGCACTAGTTTGTATTGCTGGTCTTAAATCTTCACTACTTTCAACACCTAATTTAAATGGACTTTTAGATACTATTGCTTTTGGTACTCCTTTTAATTTTTGTGCTGCTTTTATTACATCATCCCTTGCTTCAGCACTTGCTACTAATTTACCACCACTAGTAACAACACTTGCCATATTTTTAGTTGTAACATCTGTTTGTTCTTCATTTTCAGCAGTTCTTGCTTGGTCTAATTGTTCTGCTAAACTATTATTAAAATCATTTGTTGCTTCATTTAGTTCTCTCGCTAATTGTGTTTGTGAATTTGCTTGTCCAATACTTGCACCAGATCCATACAAATCCATATTATTTTATAATAATAATAATATTATAATTTAAATATTTAATTAAAATAATTTCTTTTCACCTTCAGCAATTGGTGTTTCAAACCTTATATAAGCAGTTGCTGGATTAGTTTGTAGGTCAAGATACAGAAAACTATATGGTTGGTCTTCAATTGCTTTTCTATATAAGTCCATAAATATACCAGGAAACATATCGCCATATTCTTCTTGTATTTTATCTAATTCTTTCATATTCTGCTGTTTCATGATAATCACATCAGTACTATTGTTTCTAATTAATCCACTTACTGCCCTAAATGATTGTGTTGTAAATGCTAGTAAACCAATACCATAATGCCTAAATCTTGTTGCTAAAAATGATACAGCATTTGTTTTTTTAAAATCTTTTGTTAATATATCATCTAATACTAATGCTACACTTGGTCTATCTTCTTCATCAATTGATTTTTGACTTTCTATAAGATTAGTAACCATTTCATCATCATAATGATCTTCTGTATCAAAAAACTTATCTAATAATTTACCTTTTGGATCTGTATGTAATGTATTTGAAATAATCTTAACTATATCAAACTTATCTTTATACATATCTGGATTGCATAATAAATTTACAACAAGATTAGATTTACCTTGTT